TAATCCGAACAAACGGCTGGCCCGCGTCGCTCATGGCCGCGCCTGACGAGGAAGGCTGGTGGATCGTCTACGCCGAGACACCGCTGGGTCAGGTGTCATGGCACGTCAATCCCGTGGATGTCCGCCTGTTCGATGACGTTCCGCGCCGTGGGGCGGATTGGGACGGACACGACACGGACACGAAGTACGAACGGATAGCGATGCTCGCCCGCGCCGCCCTCGCCGGCGAAGGAGGCCGGGAAGTGACTGACAGGTTGAGCGACCTTGATCCGTTCACCGTTCACGACCCCGGCTGCCATTGCTGGCCGCACGTCTCGGAGTCGGCTCTCAGCGAGGCCGTCATTGCGGGGGCTGTGGACGAGTACCGCGCATCGAAGGCCACCATCGCCACCCTCCGCGCCGCGCTGCCACTCGACTGGTGCGGACACAACGAGCAGATATGGGATCTGACGAAGGCGCTTGACGACGCGGAGGCCACCATCGCCACCCTCCGCGCTGAACTGGAAGCATGGCGTCATCCCGATGTCGCACCCTCGACACCGCTGGCGCTGGAACTCGCCACCCTCCGCGCCATCGAGAAGGCGGCACGGGCGGCATGCGACAACGCTTACCGCGACCGTGCCGACCCGGAAACGATGGATGCCCTCCGCGCTGCACTGGGAGAGGACTGATGACTGATTTGTGGGAAGACCTCGATGGTCTAAGCCGTAAACCGGGGCCGACAATGACCATCACCAAGGGACAGTTCGGCGCACTCCTCAACGAGATCGCCACCCTCCGCGCCGCGCTGGATGGGCTGACAGCCGAAGATCTCTGGCTCGGGGTCGAGATCAGCGCCATCGGCATCCTGACGTTTGCTGAGCCGATGGTTTCCGTTGCAGGGGCGAGGGCCGCGATTCGCGCCCATCTCGCCACGATGAATGAGGCCGGGAATGGTTGACTGCCGCCACAATGGGATCACCGTGTTCATGGAGCGAGGGTGGGAAGATCGCCGAATGTGGGCCTGCGCCGATTGCAAGCTCAGGTTCTACCCGGCCTGCCTGATATGCGGAGTCGGCCATCGTGGCGAGGTCCACGTCGAGGACGAAGACACTGCCCGCCTCCGCAAGATCGAGGAGGCAGCACGGGATATTTCGCGGCGAACCTATGTCGATGACGGCGTGGTGGCCCATGTCCCGTTCGACGAGCTGTACGCCCTACGGCAGGCCCTGTATGGCAGCGATGAGGAAATCATCGCCGCACTGGACGCACTCGATGGGAGCGAATAATGCGAAATAGCCCATTGCCGCATTTCCGAATTAGGTTATTCTGGTTGCACGCCCGTGCGGCGTCCTCGAATGAGCGAGGTAGCTGATGGAGACATTGCATCTCCTCCGGCGAAAGTTTTCGGCAGGTCACGCCCATCAGCCATGCGGCGAGCGTCCCCACGGTCATGATTACGAGGTAATCGTGGGCGTTCGGGATTTTCCCATCGGGGCCGCAGACCAGCTGAATGACCTGCTCGTCCAGATCTCTGGTCGTAATCTCCCAGAGATGTTGCCAGCCGTTCCGCCCACCTGTGCGGGAATTGCGAGCTGGTTATTCGAGAATTTGCGCATGACTGGACCAGTCGTGCGGGTATCGGTCTGGCAATCGGGCGAATTTGGTGCGGAGGTTATCGAAACCGACGTATGAAGAAGCCGTTCACCTGTGAGTGTGGAACTCGTACCACCGCCCCATTTCTGATCAATGGGCGGCATATGTGCACGCTGTGCGCCGAGGAGTTCCACCCGGGTGTGGTGAGCAAGCGTGCATCGAGGGATTGGAATGACTTCGTCAACAGCCGCCCGAAGCTCCGCCGCCAGGCGCGAGTTGACCAGCGATACAACTACTAACGTTTTTTCCGAGCGCAGTACCTGGGGCTTCTCCCCGATAGAGGTCACGACATACGGGGACACAGAGCGGAAGTTCATCACGTACACCGGAGCGATGACCTCCGCGACGCCCATCAAGTTCCACGAGTTCACTATTCCCTCAACGAGCACGAGCGCGCCGATGATGGGCTGGAAGCTCTTCTGGGAGCACGAGAAGAAATTCGACGAAGCCGAGCGGGAGGCGCTGATTGCCACGGTCATTGATAGCATCATCGCCGCTCGCGATAACCCCTTCAGCGGTCTTCGTTCCTTGCTCGACGGTATTTCCAAACCCCTGGAATCCGAATCGACAGGATTCGTTTATGTACCAGAAGGAGCTAGCCTCGCTCCGACGGTTTGGTCTGGTAGCTCCACTTATCGTCCGTCAACGACCACCGACTGGTACTCCTCGACCAGGGAGGGGACGTTCACTACCCTCAACTGGGAGTATTGAGTACGAGCTGATTGACGGGGAGCACCGGCTCCGGGGGGCGAAGGAGCTGGGCTTTACGGAGGTCCCCATCTGGGACCTGGGCATCATTTCGGATGCAGTAGCCAAGCAGCTGACCATCGTTCTCAATGAGACCCGGGGGTCGCCGGATCCGACCCTGCTGGGCGAATTGCTCATGAACCTCCTGGAGACGGAGCTGCCGCAGGATCTCCTGGAGGTTCTGCCATTCCCGGAAGAGCGATTCACCGAACTGACCAAGCTGGCCGAATTCGACTGGAGCGCTATCGTCGAACCAGCCAAAACGGAGACGGGCTGGGTCGAGCGGACATATCGCATGCCGAAGGAGGCGGCGGTGGTCATCGACGATGCCATCGCCCGCGTCAAGAGGGATTCCGGCAATGTCAAGGACTGGCATGCCCTGGAGTTCATCTGCGCTGACTTTTCCGCGAAATAGGGGAACATGCGACCGACGAAGATCGATTACCCCACAATTGAAAAAGCGTACGTAACGGGCGAGGAATCCCTTCGGGAACTCGCCCGTCGCCATGATGCGAGCTGGAGTTCGTTGGCCGCCAAGTCGCGCCGGGATAACTGGGCCGACAAGCGGGCTGCGTTCCGGGATTCCGTCGTGCGCCGCAGCTATGAGCGAACGGCCGACCGTTATGCCTCGGACCGGGCGGAGATCCACAACGAAGAGGTCATGGTCATGCGAGCGACGCTCCGGCGCTATGCCGAGCAGCTCCGCGATAAAGAGGTCTCGGTGAACACCAAGGATGCTGTCGCCGCCGTGGGCGCGCTGCAGCTGCTCCTCGGTGAGCCGACGGCCCGCTCGGAGAACAAGGTCATTGAGTTCTCAACTGGCGGACTTGCTCCAGACGACCTCCGACGGCTCGTTGAGTTTGCAAGAACTCGAATTGTCGAGGGACGGCTGGCAGCAGGTCCTGAGCGAAGCGACGAGGCTGCTGGCCCGGGATGACGTGTTCGCCTTTGGCGAGTACGTGTTCGGGTATGTGGCCGCTCCCCACCATCGTGAGATGGTGGAACACATGCTGGGCTGCATCGAGCGCAAGGAAAGCTCGGTCATCCTGGAGCCCCGGGGGCACGCCAAGACCACCTGGGGCAACACCATCCTCCTGTCCTGGCTGGTGGGCAAGAACCCCAACCTGCGCATCGGCCTGATCAGCAACACCGCCAAGCAGAGCAACGCCTTCTCTCGGGCCATCCGCTGGAGCATCCAGAGCAACGACAAGTACCGCGACGTGTTCGGGGATCTGGTCAGTCCCAGCAAGTGGACGGACGTGGAATGGCTGGCCAAGGACTCCATCCACCACGCCAGCAAAGACGTGACGATGTACTCCGCCGGGGCGCTCGGCGCAATCATCAGTAAGCGGTTCGATCTGATCCTGTGCGATGACATCCTCGACGAGGAGAACACCGCCAACCCCGAACAGCGCGATAAGATCGTTACCTGGTTCTGGAAGACCCTCAAGCCCTGCCTGGTGCCGGGCGGCATCATCCTCGTGCTGGGCACACGCTGGGCCGAGGAGGACCTCTACGAGGTGCTCATTGAGCAGAACAAGTGGCCTTCCATTGTGCGGGGCGCCTTGATCTACGAAGAGAGTGATGTAGCGCAGCGCAAGCCACGGGCGCTCTGGCCGGAAATCTGGCCGGTGTCGGCGTTGCTCGGCGAGAAGTTGGACATGGGCAGTGCGATGTTCGCCTGTTCGTACCTCAATGACATCTCCGGGCTCATGGCGGGCAATGTCTTCCATCGGGACTGGTTTCGCTACTTCGATGCGTTGGACCCGGACAAGCGCTACACCATCACGATGGGCGTGGACCTGGCCAGTTCCGAGCGGCAGGCAGCCGACTTCACGGCCCGGGTCGTCGTTGCCGAGGACGAGCAGCACAACCACTACATCCTCTCGGTCTACCGGGACAAGCGGGAAACAGGACATCGCCAGTTCGTCATCGACGGCTGGCAGGCCTACCCGGAGATGTCGCGCATTGTCATCGAGAACAACCAGTTCCAGTCCACCCTGGTGCGGGACCTGGTCGATACGACGAGCCTGCCGGTCGTCGGCAAGAAGGCCGACGTGGACAAGGTCACCCGGGCGCGCTCAGTGGCGGCTCGCTACGAATCACGCAAGGTGTTCCACCACCGCAGCATGGCCGGTGGCCTGTTTGAACAGGAGTTGCTGCAGTTCCCCAAGGGGCACGACGACATGATCGATGCCCTGGGTAATGCCATGGACCTGGGTCGGGGCGGCCTCGTGTTCGGCTCGTTGAAGAGGTGATATATGGCGGAGCTTGAATTCCGGGATGGAAAGCGGGAGACGCCCGATTACCTCGCCGAATACCTGTCGAACATCGACACGGTGCGGGTGACGTATCTCGAAGCCATCGAGATCGCGAATAAGGCCCGGCTCACTGAGCACCTGAACAACATGCAGCAGAAGGTGATCACTGAGCACTTCAAGGATCTACGGAGCCTCTAGATGGGAATTTTCGTCGATTTCCTGCGCGCTCCCGGCCCGAAGGCAACCCCGGATAAGGTGCCGACCAGCTCGGCCACCGTCGCCTTCCGTGATCGGGGGCGTGTCGGAAAGACGAACGTTTCCGTCTACCGGAATTGGTCCGAGCGGTCGGAGTGGGTGCGCACGGCCATCAACCTGCTCAAGCGCGAGGTCTCCACCGCGGAGTGGGACATCGTCGCCTTCGACACCGACCAGGATGCCAATCCGGTGCTGGCTCGCCAGATCAAGATGCTGTTCGACCGCCCGAACGCCCGCAACGACTCCTTCCGGGGATTCCTTGAGCCTGTCATTGAGGACATCCTTACCCTCGATGCGGGATGCGTCGAGGAGGTCCGTTCGCTCAAAGGCCAGACCGTCGAGCTGTGGCCGGTCAACGGCGGCGAGATCAAGATCGATGCGCTGTGGGATGGCAGCGACCCGGCCGCGCCGCGCTATTACTGGTATCCCGATTACCAGGAGCGGGCGCGTTTCCGCAATGAAGAGATGGTCTACATGATGGCCAACCCGGCGACCCACCGCGTGGTGGGGCTGTCGCCGCTCGAAGTCCTCAAGATGACCATCGATGCCGAGCTGTCCGGCTCGGAGTACAACAGAAAGCAGGTCATCTCGGCCGCCCCAGACGGCATTCTCCACCTCGGCGAGGAAGCTCGACCGGAACAGGTTGAACAGTTCCGGAGCTACTGGCAGGCGGAGATCGCGGGCAAGGGAGCCATCGCCATCACGGGCGGGACCAAGAACCCCGCCTTTATTCCCTTCCGGTCGTCGAACCGCGACATGCAGTTCCTCGAATGGCAGATCTACCTGGTGCGGAAGATTGCGGCAGTCTTCGGACTTACCCCGCAGGACCTGGGCGTTACCTACGACGTGAACCGAAGCACGTCGGAGACGCAGTCCGAGCAGACCGAGAACCGGGGCGTGCGCCCCCTCATGTCGCTCGTCCAGGACTACTTCACCCGGGAAATCGTCCAGGACCCCTCCTTTGGAGGATCGGAGAACAATCTCGCGTTCCGCTTCCTCACCCTCAACATCAAGGAGAACACGGCCAAGGCGAACATCAACAAGCTCGCCCTGGCCAGCGTCCCCTGGAAGACGGTGAACGAGGCGCGTATCGACGACGGTCGCGAACCGCTGGGCCCGGAATACGACCAGCTGATGATGGTGACCCCCACGGGTGCCGTCACCCTGTCTGACGTGCCGACCGCCCGTGAGTGGCTCACGGCCCGCACGAAACCACCCCCCCAGGCCCGAACCGGGTCCTCGTAGCAGGAACGCTGCGTCACGAGCATCCGGATCCCGTGCAATGCTGAGGAGAACCAATGGCCGCAACCCTGACGCTGCGCGTCTATACCGGAGCGACTGCCTCCACTCAGTCGGCTGCAGTTACCGGTATCGACTTCATCTCCGCCGACAATGCGACAAACACGCTGCCCAACCGGCAGGCCAACCCGATCACCGTCGGCACTGCCAGCTACGAGAAGTGGCTCCGGCTGTACGTCGACACTGCCCCTGCCAATGGAGTGACGAACTTCAAGATCTGGGGCGATGGCGCGGTGCAGACCTCGACCACGCTCTACTTCACCGGCAACTACGTGGCCGGCACCACGCCGACCAACGCCACGTCGAGCATCGCCGCAACGGCGTTCACGAGCTACACGGCTGGCGCCAAGGCCACTTGGGACACCGCGTCCTACCTGACGGTCGGCTCGTACACCAAGTACACCGTATTCCAGCTCGCGGTCGGCGCCGACTGTGGACCGGGGAACTGGACGCAGGAAACAATTAGCTACTCCTACGACGAGACCTAGTCTCAGGTGAGCATGCTCGTCTTCTGCCCGACCCGCGGTCGTCTGCAGGCCGTCCAGGAGACGCTGCATTCATTCCTGGCTACGAAGGAACTGCCTGATACGGCCCTGCTATTCGTGCTCAACGACGATGAAGATGAGGACGAATACCGGCTAATCCCACACCTCACCGTTTCCCGGAAGGAATGGATGAATGAGGTGCTGACCGAAGCTGTCCACCGAGCAGGGGCGGTGGACTACCTCGGCTTCATCGGGGACGACAACCGGTTCCGCACTGCGGGCTGGGACAAGCGGGTCGTCGAAGTCCTCGAAGCGTACGGCGGGGGGTTCGCTTACGGGAACGACCTCGGCCGCAACACCATTCCCTCCCATGTCTTCGTATCGGGAAGGATTGTCCGGGCACTCGGCTGGTTCGGCCTTCCGGGGGCCCATCACCTGTATCTCGACAATACCTGGGGCGTTCTCGGCGAAGGGGCCGATTGTCTCTACTTCATCCGGGACATGATCATCGAGCACCTCCACCCCATCTACGGCAAGGGCGAGATGGATGACAGCTACCGGGAGACGAACGCCAAGAGCACCTACGACCACGACCGGCTGGTGTACGAGCGTTGGTTGAGGGAAGATTCCGAAAGGGATATCGCTACCGTGAGGAGCACCATTGGGACCTGAAGTCGTCGGCCTTCTCCCCATGGGTGGCAACGGCGTTCGGCTTGGAATGCCCTTCCCGAAGCCATTGGCTCCTACCATCACCAAGGACGGTGTTGTTCCGCTCTACGCCCATTCGCTGCAACGCTTGCGCGAGGTGACGAACACCGTCTACGCCTCCGTGAACGCCAATACCTGTCGCTGCCTGCGGCGCTCGCTGGATGACTACAGCGTCCGGGCCATCGAGGTCGAGGAGCAGCCATCCCTGCCGAAGGCGTTGGCGCAATCGGCCAAGGTCATCCTTGGTGAGGCCGGGCGGGATGTCTGGGTTGCGGTGGCTCTGCCAGACTCCATCTGGGATGTCAAAGAGGGAACATCGCTGAAGAACGTTGTGAAGAATGTTCGGGAAGATGGCGCTCTGGCTCTGTTCATTGCCGGGGCAGCCGAGCTGGACGACGTGGTTGTCCTCGACGAGCGGGTCATGTCGGTGACGACCAAGCAGGCCGGTGACACCGGAATGGTGCGAGGCTGGGGAGCGTTCGTGGTCAGGGCCAAAGCCCTGGCCGCATTCAATGACAAGGAGAAGGACGGTCCGCAGCTTGGCAAGCTCGACATGGGGTGGGCTTTTCTCGGACATTACGTGGACCTTGGCACACCCGAGCGCTACGTTCTCTGGCACGATACGAGGAGAAGGGATGGCAGATAAGTACCAGCCGAGCACGGAGCTGTGGAGCTGGGCTCACCGGTCCGTGGACATGGTCCCCCACGTGCGGCACCTGCAACACCTGGCGACGCACGTGCACTCCATCATTGAATGGGGGATCAGGAGTGGCGTGTCCACCTGGGCTCTTCTCGACGGTCTGCCTGCCGACGGTACCTATTTCGGCGTCGACAGCGTCGATATCCGGGAAGGACTTCCCGCTCGCATCAGGGAAGATCCACGGGTGACCATCGTCATCGGCGATGACCGGGAAGTTGAGTTGCCGGATCACGCCGACATGGTCATGATCGATAGCAGCCACGAATACGAGCACACGCTGCAGGAGCTGGACATTGCCGTTCGGTTGGCTCCGGACATGATCGTGATGCACGACTACTTGTTTTGGTCTCCGGATCCGGCCCATGGCTGGCACTGGTGCAAGGTCCACCAGGCGGTCGACAAATGGCTGGAGACCGGCTCGTACCACATCGACCACCTCTACTACTCCCAGTGGGGATTGCTGGTGCTGGTGCCGAATTGATTCCTGTTCTGATCTGCCCCGTCATCAATCGGTTCGACCTGCTGGAGCGGATGGTCCGCTCGATCAGAGGCTCGGTCGAGCGGTTCGTCATCGTGGAGTGTTCCTGCTCCGGGTATTCGTTGCCGTCGGAATTCGATGACCTGGATGTTGTCTACATCAGGCCACCATTGGTGAGCCTGGGGTATGGCGGGGGCATCAATGCCGGAATCATCCAGACGGCGGGAGCGCCTTGGTGGGCATTCACCAACGCCGACATCGTGTTCGGTCCCGAAGATCCGCCCGAAATCGAACGCCTGATGAACGAGACGCAGAACCCGAGGATGGTTACCTATGGATTCGCCTGGGGTGCCATCAATCCCGCAACCATTGACCGAGTCGGGCTCATTGACGACTGGACGTTCTTCCCCATCTACTTCGATGACAACGACTATTCGCGGCGGTGCCTGCTGGGCGGGGTTGAGATCATCAACTACAAGGGCGGTATCGTCCATGGGGCGAAAGAGGATGGGGATGGGTCGGTAACCATCAAATCGTCAGACCAGTATCGGGAGGGGAATAACCGGACCTTCCCCGTGAATTACAACAAGTACCTTGAAAAGTGGGGTGGGCCTCCGGGTTGGGAGACGTTCACCACGCCATGGAATTCGGGTTATCCGTTGTGGTATACGAAGCCCGATATCACAGGGAAGCATTCCCGCAACTGGTAGAACAGGAAGGAGCCACCGATGGCCGCCGCACTCACCATCAATCCCGCATCGGGGAGCATCACCGCCAAGTCGACGGTCTGCCGGGTCACCGTGGCCGGGCAGGAAGACAACCGGGGCCCGCACAACATTGGTGGGGCGTTCGCCTACTACCTGAAGTTCTCGTGCACAGGCCAGAATGACGCCAAGAGCTACGTGTTCAACGTCAGCGCTGATGGAGACCACGTGTTCAACAACTACGTCTTCCCGGCTGCCGGGTCCTGGACGCTGGACCTCTGCGACAACCTGAACGGCTCTGTTGTGGAGACACTGGCTGTCACTGTCGCCTAGCTTTCCTTATCTCTAAAGACCGGGGTCGCCCGCGTGCTGGAGGATATTCATGCCCCGCGTCGTCGAGGCTGACTGGAAAC